ATGGCGGGTTATTTGTCCTGGTTATTCCCCCGTTGTAAAATCTCTCCTAAACTTAACGGTACGGCACCACACTTCGGGGATGAAATGTTCGCGCTGGTACTTTTTGTTTGCTACCTGGATGGCGGTTGTGAAGATATTGTTGTGGATGTCTACAACACGGAACAGCAGTGTCTTTATTCTATGAGCGATCAACGGATCCGCCAGGGCGGTTGTTTTCCGATTGAGGATTTTATAGATGGTTTCTGGCGACCTGCACAGGAGTACGGTGATTTTTAATTATTGCAATTGCACAAGAGTCAGTTCGCCCCCAAAGACAGCACCGGTATCAATATAATGCAGGTTGCCAATATCCACGCGATGTCGCAACGGTGTATGACCAAACCAGAAATGATCAGCACCTGTAATTCCCTGCCCTTTTTGGCGTTCACCTAATCGCGAGCGGCTCCACAAGACCTGATGCAAATCAACGTCCTTTTGCCATTCATAAACATCATCTGGATAATCGGCATGAGCAATAACATGCTTGCTGGTGCGACTGTGTACTTCAAGAATAAAGGGCAAATGCTGACATTTTTCCAGCGCCGTTTTCGCTTGTTTCTGTTGATTATCTGCCAGCGCAATAAACCAGTCGCCGCCATTCATCAACCACAAAGACATCTGCTGGGATGCCAGCGCATCCATCGCCATCTGTTCATGATTGCCTCTTACCGCACAAACCCAATGTTGTTCCAGTAACTGCAGACAACGTAAACTTTGCGGCCCACGATCGATAACGTCTCCCACTGAGATAAGTAAATCTCGCCACGGATCAAAACGACAATGCCATAATTTGCGGCGCAACTGCTCAAGACAACCGTGTATATCGCCAGAAAGCCAGATATGTCGCCATTGATGACCCGCAATTCTCTGATAAACGGGCGCAGGCTGTTTCATCAATATTTTCCTCCCGCGCTAAAGATCACATAATCTTAACAAGAATGTTAAAAAACGCTGGACTCAGACAGTAGAGTGTGTGTTATGGTTGACTATAAAGTCAGCGAAGGAAATGCTTCTGGCTTTTAACAGATAAAAAGAGACCGAACACGATTCCTGTTTTCGCCAACAAATAACAAAATCTTTTAGAATTAATGTGTTAAATAAATTCATGCTCATCTTTTAATCCCTAACACATACCATTACATATTAATACATTCAATTAGTTACCATTTTTTTCGAGTTTTTTAGAGAAATTTTCGGGAATATTTCAGGTCAATCCATGCATACACAAGCAATTCCTGTATTGAATAATTCCGTAGCAATTATGTAAAATCATCTCCGGCTGATTTTCATTCAAACTCGCGCTATCGAACGTCCATCAGCCAGCCGTGGCACGTTCTTGCATACGACATGCTACGGTTTCATTTATCTCCCACCGGAAACCTCTTATACAAAGTCGATATGCCAACATCATAGATGATCGCTACCTTCAGGCGAGGAACTCCTGATGCAATTAATCGTCCGGCCTGTGCCCATTGTTCTGGTGTAAGTTTGGGACGACGTCCACCAATTCGTCCCTGTGCGCGAGCAGCTTCCAGTCCAGCTTTTGTTCGTTCAACAATCAGTTCTCGTTCCATTTCAGCCAGGGCCCCCATCACATGAAAGAAAAAACGCCCCATCGGTGTGCTGGTATCAATAGCATCCGTCAGGCTGCGAAAATTAACGCCACGTTCGCGCAACTCCTCAACCAGAATGACCAGATGCCGCATACTACGCCCCAGCCGATCCAGCTTCCAGACAACCAGAGTGTCACCTGCCGATAATGTCCTGAGCAGTTTTTTCAGTCCCGGCCTTTCGGACTTTGTACCGCTTATCTTGTCTTCAAAAATCAGCTCGCATCCTGCACAGTTCAACGCATTACGTTGTAGATCGGTATTCTGGTCATTTGTTGATACGCGTACATAGCCAATAAGCATGGTAGATCTCCCTGACAAAAGCAGGAATGATGCCATTTGCTCGTTATTTCTGCATTTTCATAAACGTTGGTTTGGGAGAAGCGGCTAAAAGGAATGTAGGGACAGGGGCGAATCAGATACCTGATATGGGTAGCTTCACGCTTTCTGTTTCAGGTACTGGATATCAAAAATTACCATCAGGTTTTATTCTTCAGTGGGGCTCAATCGGCGCACCAGGCATTGCACAGGATGTAGTAACCCATTTCCCGATTGCATTTCCAAACAGATGTCTGCGTGTTTTGGTCTCACAAGACTACACACCAGATAGCGGGGATGTTGGTTATATTGCCTGTGCAGGTTTTAGTCCCGACCCGGTTAAATTTATATCCAGAGCCAGTACTCCTGGCCTCGGCGCTTCATTTTTAGCGTTAGGCTGTTAATTTAGCTATATGGAGTTAAAAATGAATTACATATATTCCGCGACTACAAACTCTTTCTATCCGCTGGAGATGAAAGAGGATTACACTCAAGCTGACTCATGGCCAGATGATGCTGTTGAAGTGCAACTGGCACATGCCAACGGCGGATCTGTGCGTGGGATTTACAACCATGCTCAGTATCTTGATAAACGCAGAGAAATGATGCAGTGGTGGGCGGATTGGCTTGATGAAAAGGGGGAGTGATCCACCTTAACCACTATCGAATAGAACAAAGCCTTGCAATCCAGTGCAAAGCTTTGTGTGTATGAGTTTTTTCTCACATCACCAGGCAATCATCAAACTCCGTATTCCTGGCGTCATTAATTATGTAAGTGATCACCACGAATATAGCCAGTGCAGAACTGTAACCATCATCATCTTCTGGCAGCGCTTCCCTTCTCCCGTTATCCAGATTAACCGGGTGGTGCTGAGGATGAGTCCGATATCGCTTGATCCTGAATTCCACATCTATAGCAAAGCGGAAGGATGTCTCAATGTCGTGGACACACAGTGTTACAGCCACAAATCTATAGCCTAAGAAAGGTTTATTTTGTAATTAAAGAAGATTTTAAAAACCAGATTACTCATTCATATAGACACCAATCCCCTACAGTCATAAAATGCCTCTTTTGAATTGCTTTATCTTCATAACAAGAGGTTATTGATGCTTCGCCACTTAACAGGACTCAGATTTATAGCTGCATTAATGGTTTATTTATGCCATTTAAATACAGACTATTTTGGTGTTTTTGTAAAAGAAATGTTTTCCCAGGGATTTATTGGCGTTTCCTTTTTCTTTATTTTATCTGGCTTCATTCTTTCATATTCATATGAAGACAAGCTAAAAAATGAAGTAACAAGTAAAAGACAGTTTATTCTTTTAAGATTGGCAAGAATTGTTCCAATGCATCTATTATTAGCCATGCCATTTATTTTACTAACCATTCACTTAAAGAACTTTGATTTTTCAAAAACCTTAACAAATATTTTATTAATGCAAAGTTGGATACCAAAGGAGGATTACTACTTCTCATTAAATGGTGTATCATGGTCTTTGTCTGATGAGCTGTTTTTTTATTTAATGTTTATTCCGTTGATTTATACATCAATTACAAAGAAAGTAATCACTGCAATATCAATTATAACTCTACTATTAACTATATATTTTTTAAAAATTATACAAACAGAAGAACTTAATCACTGGTTATATTATATATTCCCAGTAAGCCGCTTGGTAGAATTTATTTGCGGCATGATTATTTACGCTTGCTGGAAAAACAGCCGACAGCAGACAGTCGACAGCCTTTTGTTTTTAATTTCACTATTACCTCTGCTAATAGCTATATATTATAGCAACAACATAAATAATAGTCTACGTTATTCGTTATATTATTTACTCCCCATGGTAATATTCTTTACTTCATGCATCTATCTAAGAAATGGAGTCATTCATACTATCCTCAGTTCAAAAACCCTAGAGCTATTAGGGAAATCATCATTTATTTTTTATTTAATTCATCAACCCATTATATTATTTTGCTTTAAAATCTTTGGACATAACCCCGGACCACTCTATTTAATAGCGCTCCTTGTTATAATAACCATAGTCTCAATCATACTTTATAAATTAGTTGAGGAGCCTTTAGAGCTGATGCTAAGAAAACGAATTTTAGCAGTAAAATAAATAAAACCGCGCTATTGCGCGGTTTTATCTTCAGGCTTGATGAATTTTTTACCGTCATATGACCAGCCAATACCAACATCTCCAACACATTTAACTATATCCGCTTTTTCTGGCTTAAACTCTGACTTACCACCCCATACAACAAGATTTGTAACGACACCATTTTGTACGACTGCATAAATATCGCTCATTACTGATACTCCCACACAAGAATATATCCATGATTTCCATTATTTCCTGTCGCTGGGCCTGATGACGCCTTATTGTATTTCCCTGCCCCGCCAATACCGTATATCCCAAGCATAGTAGTGGTTATACTTTCAACGCCAATCGCCTGATCATCACCAAATCCAAGTGCCCCACATAAATTTGATCGTGAAACTGAATGGAACAGAATCCCTTGCCCTGTAGGAATTGGTGCTTCTGTTGCACTTCCCCCTGAAAATGGAGGTACCTGCTGAACTTGAGTTGATCCCCTTCCTCCCGGGCATACAAGCAAATCACCAAAGCTTGTATTCCCGCCGTCACCTCCAGAGCCTCCTGGTCCTGTTCCTGCTACACCACCGCTTCCAATAGTTACTTGCACGGATTCAGGTATAGACTGATAAAAAAATGCTTTAGCATATGCCCCGTTGGAACCGGCAGCACTTACACCACAGTTATTTGAGGCTGTTGCTGATAAATTGCCACTGGCACCACCACCGCCAACGGCTTCCACTATAATTTTCGTTACACCAGGTGATTTGTGATAAGTCCCAGATGATCCAAATACCTGAACCCCCAAAAGCCTTCCTGTTCCATCACCAAGTGTTAAATATTGTAGAGTTTCCGATACGTTTTTTTTACTTAAAATTTCCCTACCATTTCGAGTCAGCGCTGTCATATCCATTGTTCCAGCACCTGTAAAAAATGCCAGCCCATCCGGTATTCCTGTTAAGCTCGACAATGATGTCAGATTATCATTTTTATCCTGTTTATCATTCAGAATGTCTGTCATTCCCAGGTTTTCGAGAGCCGTTTGCACAGTGCCATCCGATTTGATATCACCAAACGGATTCTTGCGGCTCAGGTATTCAACAGCAAACCCCGATCCCAGCAATTCAACAAAACCGGGCAGATCACCATTATCAAGCACATCCCGTTGCGTTTTGTCACTTACAAACTGGGCCAGAGCTGCAGCAATAAAGCTGGCCTGCCGAATAACCTTATTGACTTGCGCACTGGATGCTTTCCCTGCTGTAAATCCGGATAAAAGCGCAGGCAACGCTTCCCATTCCTCCTGCGACATAACATTGGCATTCCGATCCGTTGCAAACGCTTTAAAGTCATTTTTCGCCATCAGAGTAATACTCCCCATGCCCCTACATCAAAACCACTGATGAATTCGTTATCCATATCAAAACCAAAAAATTTTGAACCTTCCGATGGAGTTTCCACCGAAGGTGTTTCAATGCCCCCCGCCCATACCCCGGCGGCTTTTACTGTGAGATACCCCTGTTTAATTGCCGCAATTAACTCACGCGATACATCTGAAATATCAGTATCAGGAAAGACCCAGACCGATATCGTCATGTCCTGGTTATCGACTATCTGCATTCGCAGTCCGGATCCTGCTGTTGCCGCGTCAAGAATTGCCGGAAGCGAATCATTCCGTCCGTCCCAGTTATTAATCGCAATCTTCGCTTTAAGGATGACACGATAAGTTTCATCGCTGAGGTACATGTATCCGGAATCAGGATCGTATGGCCCCTGCCATACACCCTGATCATATCCAAGCCCGTCGGTATCCCAGCTGAAATAGACACCTGAAATAGGCTGGCTGACAACACGGCTACGTCCGATCCACAATCCCAGAATGTCAAGTTGCACACCAACCGCAGAGTCAATATCAAATGCAGTAATCAGCCCTCTGGTGGCAGCCGCAACATCAATAAGCGGCCGGGTCATCAGATCAACATGTGCAAGAAATTTAGGTTTGGTGGCGTGGTAGTTCGTGATTAGTTCGGTGTATTTGCTCATGACTCCACCGTTATAACGATATTTTCCGGGGTACAGGACGCAGATTCGTTATATCTGATATCAATGTTTGATGACGACAAAGCCCCCGGGGATTTCCCAATCGTCAGTTCCTGAATATCGTAATAGCGTGCATTCCCGCCACTCACCACGCCAAGATTCGCCGGTGAGTAAATGCGACTTAAAAGGACCGAATCACCAATCATCAGACTATTGATATAGTCGGAAATAGCCTGCTGGATCTGCTGCCCTATCTGTGAGGTATAACCCGTAAAAACTTTTAATTTAATCCGGGCATAAACAGGCACATCACTGGAACGCGAAAATTTGATTACATGGGGATTGCCGTATTTATCCGGAACCGTAACGGATGTTGTACCGTGAGTGGCTGTCCCCTGGCCTTTATTCCCTCTGATAGCCTGAGCAATATCCGTCACATCACCGCCATCCACAATTACAGCAACAGAGTGTGGCGGTAACCCGTTACCGTCCTCCGAACCATTATCGTTTTCATAGAGTTTGTGGCGGGTTACACCGGTAACATTAGAAACAGCACCATTCAGTGCTTCAAATGGGGTTATTGATGGCAACGCAACACTTTGCGACTGTCGGATACGTAACTCCGCATCAGTTTCTGCCGGAGTGCCCACAGTAGCCGCAGCAGGATTGGTTACCGAAACCCAGCCACGGGTTGGCGTATTAATTTCAGTGATAGTTCCAGCCAGCGCCGCCACTGCACCACTGACGGAACATGTTGCGGTCACCATCACTGTACCATCCACGCCGACCACCACTGAAGCAGGCAAACGCCATATCACATTATTACTGTCTTTCACGCTGCCATTAATGATGGTTGTTCCGGCAGTTCCTGTAAGAAGCAAATCAACCGTAGAGTTCGTCGCGCCTTTACGTGAAATACCATTTATTTTCACGTTACTGGTCAGTGCAGCCCCATAGCCGGTTGCTGGTGAAAAACAGTTGTAGACAGTTATCGCCATATTATTGGCATCATGAATCGCCAGCGCCATCAGAGCCACCATCTGGCCGTCTTTGCTGTCCGGTTCGAGGTAGGCATCACTGCCATAAATCTGCTGAAAATAGCTAATCAGGGTGCTGAGTATCGTCTGATAATCAGGCGCACTGATCCCCTCCGCGGTTACCTTTGCAGATAAACCGAGAGAATCAAGGTTCAGAGCCATTACGCCTCCGATGTAACAGTCGTTATTCCATAAAGAGTGTCGATTTCAGCGGAAAACATGACACGTCGGGTCGTGGTATCCACCGTCGTATTGAAAGAGAGGATTGATTTAACGCCCTGCGTTTCGAGGATGCGCTTACGGATCGCCAGGTTGTAGGTTTCCGGCTTCTGCTTACCGAGTACGGACTGGATCCACGGAGTCCCCTCGGTGGTGTCGAGAAACCATTGCCCATACCACAATTCGAATCGCGTTTTTACCGCCTGCGCCACGGCCTCCGGTGAGTTAATCAGCCAGGTGTCATCACCGCTGCCAAAGGTGTAATCGCCATCGGCGTCTTCACGTCTGTATCGCATCAGTTTACTCCGTCGGTATTGCTTCCACCGCGCTGAACACCACCATGAGTGTGCGTATCATCAATTGGCTTGCCGTTAGCCTTCACGCTACCCAAAAACTCAACAGCACCAGTGATTTTTGAAGCCACACCAGAAACCACAGACCCCACCATACCTCCCATCCAGGTTAACAGGCCATGAATGGTTACTTTCTCAGAAAAATCAGCCAGAGGGGCAACCACATCAAGGCCCCCCGGAGCGACAATTTTAATTTTCCTGGTATCAGGATTAAGCTCAAAATAGGTGCTGCCGTCATCACTACGCAACTGTGTGGCACTGGTATTAATACCGCTAATCTTCCTTGCCTGCGACTGGGGACCGACAATACAAAACGCATCCGATAAATCATGCATTCTGTCATCGACCGGCTCCTGTATCCCGCCACTCTGCCACCAGAAATCAATACAACGATCGGCAAAAATCACCAAACATTCATCACCGGCTTTAACTGGAAAAGTCAACGTACAGCCTCCGCCGCGCGGAAATACCACTGGCACATCCACCAGCAGGGGTAATGTCGTCGACTGGTTGATTCCATTTGAGTCCGGCTCATAGCCTTTAATCGCAGGTTGAACAACCACTGTTACCGTGTCCGGATCAAATGACTGGACGATGCCGGGCATAGAAACACGCAGCGCCGACATGACAGAGCCAGCAAGTCTTACATCGGCCTGTTCTTTGCTACCAAGTTGAGCGCTTAAAGAAACGGGCATTCATATGTCTCCAGAAAGTAAAAAACCCGCCGGGTGGCGGGTTCATTATTGAAGTTTCATTACTGCTTGTTTGCTTCTAACGCTTCAGCTATTCGGCGAAGATACTCATTGTTTTTAAATGAAACCATGATGCACTCAAAGAATATTCGGCAAAATACAGCACATAACAAAAGCACTAAAGCGCCAGCAGCCTTCCCATTAACAAACGTTATAATGGCGGCAACAACCAGAAGTAACATTGTGATGCCATACAGAACGTTGATGATTTTTGGAGTTATTAATTTATCAAATCCGAACATGCGACAAATTCCTTATCGTGAAAGTAGAAGTATCACATTATAATTACGGGTGATTAATCAACAATCTTTTTGCATGGAAAGGAACCGATGATTTTCGGCGCATCCATGCTGTTCTGCAGAAGCTGGACGCCAATGTAATTCACTTCACCTTCCGGCAATCATACGTCCAGAACTCCCGAGGCTCGTCCATATTTTTGCGGATAACTTCAACGTTGAGGATCGCTTTTTTGTTTCGTTTGATGTAGTCCATACCTAACCAACGTCCAGTATTAGGATCAGGTAACATCCATTGCATCATGACATTATCGAAATCGTCTTTTTGTTTCAAAAAGGTCATTTTTTGTGTTTCTGGCTTTTGACCATTGATGTGCATGAGGCCATCATTACCAGCATCAAAGCGGAATGGTCCGCACTGCGTTGCCGCCGAAACTGTTAACGGCAGGGCCAAGAATAAACAAAAAAATACTTTTTTCACTCTACATCTCCGACTTTGTCCAAAGTGCCTTTTGCCAATAGTTCTTTGCCACCTTTAGCCAGGCAAAGCAGGTCCATATACCACGCCTGCCCTCGGGTGTCGCCAGTATAATCAATGCTGCCCACAATGTAATCACCGTCAGTATTAATGCTGGCAGACTGTGACATGCCTGGCAGACCGTTAACGTAGAGATTACCGTCGCTTTCAGACTCATCCAGTCGTGCTGGCGATTTCGCTACCTGGTCATTACTCAAAGAGACACGGTATACAGATGCCTGATCCAGACGAATAAGCCCACCGAGCTTAATATTTGGATTAATCAGGCATCTGACATTTACGCCAGCTCCCATCGTCTGTTGTGGCATACCGATAAGCCCGGTGTTAGCATTCAACACCGTAGCAACACCAATATATTTATCTTCAGGAACAATATTTACCAGATTATTTTCATACCACCAGTTAGCCTTACACTGCCCTGCGATATGATTCATCAACCTTGATGTGTTTTGATAAACAACGCGACCCCGGGGAAATACCGTTTCAGGCATGTCAGGAACTGCGCCGGATTCGATGCCATATGGTTCGAATGATTTCATACCCAGACTGAAAAGATCTCTGTACTTCCAGCCAGCTGCCACTGTGGTTTTCACACTTGCGTTCAGGTGGCCTTCCCAGCTGTCAATACACTGCAACATGATCCAACTGTCTGTGGCATTATCTTTACCAGTGACAGTAAAACGGATATCTCCATTGAATATCATACCAACGTTTTCATCAAGATAATTACCTGCTGCATCCGGTTGCCCCTTGTATCCGGCAATAACCTGTATACGCGAAAACTCCTTCTGCATAATCCGGTTCTGAGTGGTAGGAGACAGGTTATAAACCTTAAAATTTCCAACGAATCCATTAAATATGGTCGCAGGCATTTTCTGAATATTGAAAGTGACTTTAAGCTCAGAAATTTTTATCCCGTCGCCCTTATCATCAACAAGCAATAATTCAAAGTGACGCATCCAGTTTTTCGACATTGTTACTCCGTAAAACATAGAGGTGTGAGAGCGTTCCAAGATCGAATTGCGTCGGATTCTCCTGCCCTGCCACGTCGCAGAGCACCACCAGAGAAAAACCCAGATCCATATATCGATACTGTGCCAGCAGGTCAGCCCCAGTAATCATCGGTATACCTGATATAATGGCGGAGCCATTGCTGTCAGCAAGATCCAGAACCCAGTACTCGCCTCGCCAGATGACAGACAGGTGATAAACCGAACCGTTAATTGTGGTGGCAAAAGTCTGATTGTCAGCAACCAGTGGGATTTCTACGGCTTGCATGAATCACCTTCCCAGAAATAAATTGCTCAAATACCCATCAACAGTGGAGATACCTTCTTGCGCCATCTGTGGCAGCGATTTCAGAATGGAATTATTCGGCAGCACCGTTGTTTTGGTGCCTGTATTCTGCACAGCAGACGTTCCGACTCCCTCGGTCATATTGTTTTTCGGGGCAACCCTGACTGACTGCGTGGAGGTAATAATTACTTCCCTGAGGGTAAGTGTCGCCAGAAGCACATTTTCACTACTCTTATCGGTCGTAACCTCCAGCGTTTTTATCAACATATTGTTGTAAATACGCTTGCCGGTTGTCACATCGAAAGGAATACGATTCCGCTGCAGGTTAAGCAGTTCCTGATACAGTTCTTTCGGGCTCAGCCCCAGTAAACTGGTAGCCGTCAGGTTACTGGCAAAATCAAGCAGCGATCCGCCTCCGGAAAAACCGGTTTCCATCACAACCTCAGAAGGGCGCCTGAATGCGTGTTCTGATATATAACCAGCGCCCTCACCACTGGCACCAGCATTCGTGGGCTGTTCAACCGGATGTTCCGTAATTTCCAGGGCGTCAGTGTGCTTTTCGGTAATAACCACATCAGGAATAATGATTCCTATTGAGCGGGTTCGCTGCTGCAGTAAAACAGATAAAAAGTCCATTACGCAGGTCCTTTTAATTGCTGTACCGCCCTGGCATTTACAGCCCCCTGCTTGTCAGCGATCAGATTAGCCGCCTCCTGAGGGTTGTTAACTCCATGAACATTTATAACAGTCTGCTGGTTAAGGCTGCCAGCGGCGGCCTGATACGCCAGCGGGCTGTTCCAGTTTGAATAACCTTCTTTGCGCGCCATCGACTGCATCAATGCTCCCATAGTCTGGGGATCTGTAAGATTCAATATTGCATTCGGTGATACTCCCATCCATTTCGCAACATCCTGTGCATACTTTTTCGGATCGTTGTTATCACCTGCCGGGGCCCAGGTACTGACAATATCCTGAATAGTCTGTAATGCTCGTCCGGTTGTTTTCCCGGTAAAGTAACGCATGAGCTGGTTTTTCATCGCCTCCCAGCCCTCAAGAGCTGATTCGAAAAACCGGAACCCTTTACCGCTCACCGGGCGAATGTTCCCGGGGTTATTGTTGCGATCAGCAAGAGTACCGCCGCCGGGGATGTCGGGCTGGACGTTGGAGCCATGCACTACACCGTTACTCTGTCCCTGCCGGATAACTTTACCGGGTCCCCCGTGCAACCAGTCCATCCACGCAGGCCATTCACGGACCTCACTGACATCCCTGCGTCCGATATCTGTTTTTATACCAATAGCAGCCAGCGTGTCGCCGATAATTCGCTTCGTATACCTCAGTGAAGATTTTGCGCTATCGGCAATATTTTCTCTGTCACTAACAATATAGCCCGCGTAAAGCGCCCACAATTTAAGCCAGGGTGGGACCGGTAAACCTGATATTTTTCCGAAAGCCCCCAGAACCCTGGATACCCAGACACCCGCGATGAATGTACCGAGGATTTCCAGTGCATTTTGCCAGCCGCCAACACCATCTTTTAGTTCCAGAAGGTGATCACGAAGCCAGGTGATCGCATCCTTCGCTTTATCTATTGCCGGTTGCCATTTTTCCCAGTCGATAAGACTGTTACCGCCTTCTTTCCATGTTTTGTAGTCTTCCCACAAGAGACCGAGAGCCACGATCAGACCGGTAATCAGCCCTATAGGTGACATCCAGAAAGTAGAGTTAAGTATCCGCATGGCGACAACCAGACCGCCGATAACCTCTATCAGGGTTTTCGTTTCGGCATCCAGTTTCCCCCACCACTCGATGATATCGCCGACACCATCGACTATCCGAAATGCTACCCGCCCGACTATCTCACCCAGCCAGAGGATCCCCTTTATGACCTTTGTGATGGTGACTTCAATTTTGGGAAAATTTTCAATTATCTTTTTGCGCAGGTTATCAATCTGCCCCGCCAGTCCGTCCGCAAGATTCGATCCGATTTTGTCCCGCGCCATCCCGGCCATTTCACCGAGCGATTTCAGCGAGGTCATAAACCGGTTTGACGATAAGGCAGCCTGATCGGCATTAAATCCGATCGCTTTCACCATTTCTGAATACTGAGCGCTGAACTGCCCCACACCACGACGCATGGCCATCAGGGTATTTTCGTCAATGCCCAGCATCTGCGCATACTGGTTAGCCCGGTAATACGGCATACCGCTGAGCTTCTGGCCTACACCTGTAAAAATAGCGGCCATGTCACGCATGTTGCCGCTGGCATCACGGGTCTGTACGCCCAGGCGATTCAGAAAGCCTTCTGCTCCGGGATTGTTACGAATAAACCGGGAGAGGCTTTCCAGAGAAGATCGCGCAGCGTCCACACTGCCGCCAACCTGCGAAACCGCATAGCCAATAGACTGAATTCCCTGGACTGTCGCGCCGGTGCGCAGTGACGCCCAGTAAAGATTATCCAGACCAGAGGCGATCTTAGCCGTGAAAGCCACCACGGACAGCGCAGCTCCTTCGACGGCCAGCCCCATTTTGATGACATTTGCAGTTGTACCGGCGAGGACAGAACCGAACTTTTTCGCTCCTGCATCATCCACACTGAAGCCAAGCGAGACGAGGAAATCTTTAATAGTCTCGGCGTTCATTATCCTCTCTCCATTTCTCAATGCGCCGCTGGTTATCCGCTTTTACCGCCAGATGGTCATTCAAGAGAGCAATGTCGTACAAATCGACAGAGCCATCTTTAAGTGATGTATAAGGAATTAACCCGGCGTCAACCGGATTGAGAAGGTAGGACAGCCCGTCCGGCAGGCTGTTAAACATCAGCCCTGTTGCAGGCTCTGCGTCGTGCTGGTAAGGGGTGTAGGCAAAAAATTTCCCAGCGAATCGGCGACCACCCGCGCCACCAGCTGCAGCATGACCAGCAAGTCAATATCATCAAACATCAGTTCGCCCTGGGTAAATACCGGCACCCATCCATCCATATGACGCCGCGACACCACCGCAAGACAGGGATGAATAATCGCATCGGTGTCATCTTCGGTCAGGGAAGACAGTTCCTCAGCGATACGCGGGAGCATGGTTTCAAACACCGGTTTTAACTGCTCGAATTTCACGGTGTCGATTTTGCCGTCAGCAGGCAAACGGGAGCGAATGCTCCCGAAATCTGACATCATTCCCGCCAGTACCGGCAGAAGTTTGCGGGTCACTTTCAGCTGGTCAAAAACGCTGAGTTTTGCCACGCGATATTTCACGCCTTTGATTTCGAATTCCATGTATTAAAACTCCCCGAGAACCTGGTCAATCTTGCCGCAGTCAAACACCCACGGCATCGTATTACCGGTTTTAGCGTTGGCGTTACCCGCAGATGAAACGATGATGCTGGACAACAGAGCAAACTGTTCAGGCGGGATCAGCAAATCACGCGGGACCACAGAGTAACCAGAAGCGGCCCACGCATCAGACAGCACCTGGTTAATGCTTGCGCGGATTTCGTCCGGTGTTGAGGTTGCCCACGTTTTGGCAGCGTTGTTGACAGGCACGCCGTCCAGGGTAACAAGGCCTTTCAGGTTTAATGCGGAATCGCCAACATATACCTGTTCATCGTTATCCATCTGCCATTTCAGTTGCATCCCGTCATACTTCTGCGTATCAATCGGGCGGCCGACCTGCTGAGCAGCCTGCAATTCTATGACCGTCCAGCCAAGTTCCATCCCCCACAGGTTCAGCGGGTTACCGGATTTGCCGGTATCCACGTTCACGCCAGCAATAGCGGTTGAGTCTTTGCCTACCCAGTTTTTGCCATTCGGATTTGCACCAGTACCCGCAGCGGCGAAGCTGGTATTCGTCCAGCTGGAAATGTCATCTGCGATAGAGACATCTTCACGCAACTGAATATCGCGGGTCCAGGTGTACCCCACCAGTGGCAGGTTCAGCGTCTGGTCGAGTCGCTCCAGCTCCCCGATGAGAAAGGCACCAGAGCTGTCAACGGTTGCCTGATCAAAAGTAATCATTCGTCTGTTCCTTAAATCTTCCAGGAAATTTCTGCATTGCCGTTAGCATCACCGGCACCTGTGAATTCAGCGTTGGTCAGCACCACATTTTTGCCACTGACTGACGTGGACATGAATCCACCCAGCGGCACTTTCATGGATTCATCAGTGGAGACGACAACGTATACCGGGTCGCCTTTTTTGATAGTGCTGGCATCAAAATCAGAACCGAGATTAACGGTCACGTAGCCACGCTTCATGGCGTCGCCCGGGAAGTTCTTGCCTGTTCCCACCTAGCGAACCATGTCCGGCTGCGACGTGGTCGGATAAGGGCGCACGTAGATCCCCTTCACCTTGTCTGCGGTATCACCATCTGCCAGCGGCACGAAAAAACCGTCATCATCGTATTTACCAGCCAGCCCATAGGCAGCGAAGGCGTTATCGGATTTAAGGACCACCGGTTCGACGGTTAAGTCCTGCGGGCGAGAGACAGCCCCGGCAATACCAACAGGCATCCGGTACAGAAATACATTATTCATTTTTTACCCTTTACGGTTTGCCCAGAATTCAGCGTTTTGTTTGTTCAGGGAAGCGATACTGGTCATGCCCATGTTTAGGCGCTGTGCATCGCCGGTGGTGGCGCGGGTGTTTCGCCCTTTGGCAATCTCAGACACGGCATTAAACGCCATGTCGACCGATTGTTTCGGCAATTTGCGGATATCCGCATCACCAACTATCTGGCGAACCAGCGTTTTGTCAGCGGAAGCCAGAACCTCGCGTTTGAACGCGGTCGGTTTCATCTTACGGCTCAGATCGATACCCGGAACAATAACTTCGGCACGCCAGGCTGAGTCACCAGTAATCGTGGTTTCCTCTTCATCGTCCTCGCCGTCACCGGTCGGATTATCGTCAGGCTTATTATCGTTATCGCCCGTGGCATTTCCTTCCAGCTTAGCCAGCAGGGCTTTCAGTAATGTTTTGAGGTCATCATCACTGTCGCCGGTTGGGCCTCCCCCCATCTCTGGTGCTTTGTCCGGTAGTGGTTGCTGCGGGGACAGGTTGATATTGAGATTAACGCCCTGCGGCAAATCCCCCTCATCTCCTGTAACCGATGCGGGAGCCGACTCCACCAGTTCGTTCATGGTGTCGGCATCTCCTGTCTTGATGGCCGCACGCATGCGGTTCCACCAGTTTTTCTTTTGATTTGCCATTGTGTCTCTGTCTCCAATTGCACAACGATTTCCGGCTCTGCCTTTAGGGACAAGAGCCACATGGTTTCCGGTAATATCGACCTGCTCAGCTTTACCTGGCTCGGTCTGCTCGTACTCCGCGTCATAGCCGCACGACACTTCGCGCAGGCCATCTTCGATAAGCTGAATGGCGTTTTCGTCTTTGACGATAAGGTCAGCCAGCATCAAATCAGACTGCTCACCCATCCCGCGCCGGACATTCTGGAGGTGCCCGACAGCAAGCTCTTTCCAGTTCTCGGGATTTACCAGCCGCACATTCCCGTTTTCATCTTCAGGATGCAGAATCGTGATGCTCATCCCTTCGAATGAGGCAAGCGTGGCCGGATGGAATACCTGCTCAGGAGAACGCGTGACGACTATTTCACCGAACTTATCGGGTTTCAGTTTTGGCAGGTCATCAGCACCATAGAGCTGCTTACCTGTTCGTCCTATCGGCACGTCTCTGCACAGCAACGAGCCGTCAGCCAGCTGATAGCGGGTTTCCCCCAGCCGGGTATTGAAAAAATATTTCATGTGTTACCTGCGATTCAGGCGGGATAAGATTGGGAGGTGGGAAAAACGATTTCTTTATAACAGCGACAATTCGGGAGCTCGCCAGCGTGACCTGTCATGCCGTCAAGCGTTGGAGGTTTGCCCCATTCGACAAATTTACCTTCCATTTCCCGATGAGAATGCCTGACGTCACCATCTTCGGCTGTACGCCAGATATAACCATTCGAACCAATTGACAGCGCACGCGCCTGATCCAGCGCGCCGGTTGCACGTCCAAGTTCAGTACGGGCAATCAGGTCAGCTCTGGACTTTGCTATATCACCCGATGCGGCTATTTCTTTAGCAAAATATTCTGCTCTCCCACCGGTCACAACAGCTTCTGTCGCCCGATTCTGGATGTCGTACACCCTGTCAGCCGCCTCGAGGGGGAGCGATTTGATGTACTTGACCTGTTCGGCGATGATGGATTGCATCACCTGGCCCACAGGAGCGCTTTCCACAAGATTGCGGAGCTCGCGACTGATGTTCTTGCTGTGTTGCCGCCAAACTTTCTCGTTCTGCCGGGTTAGGTCCGCAGTAAAGTTTTCCGCGACCTTTGTCGCCCAGGGGGGGATGATTTCACTGTAGCGTTCCAGCGCCTCAATAATTTCCGTGATACTGTCATTTGAACCATCGTAGCGACCATTTACGATGTCTCCGACCGCCCGCGCTATCCTGCGTAGGCTGGTTCGATAGCGGATTTCCGCCTGACGGTTCCTGCGGTTCGTCATCAGATTCGCCGATGCCGGGCGGCGCTTCATCTTCGGCATTCTCGATGTCCTCGTCGGTAATGGATGCCCCGATGCCGGTTACGTCAGAATTTTCGCGCAAATCAGTCATAGCGGCTTTCAGTGTCATCAGACCATCACCCAGCGCCGTACTGATTGCGTTGGTAGTGTTTAACGCCACCGTTGAGCGATCGACATCAGACATTTGCCAGAGCGGGTTAAACTCAAACGTGAAATCATCCGGGAGCGGCTTGCCAAGTTCCGAACGATGCATGATGTCCAGTATCCGACGCACCGGAAGACGTAAACGCCTCTCCTGCAACGAACTGATGCGGTCGTAATAGTTGGCAAGATCTGCATCACCGGTAGAAAATCCTTTCGGGGACTGTCCGAACAACCGCACCAGTGGAATACCAACAGCGCCACTAATCTGTTCTGCAAACTGCGATAGGATGTCATCCAGACCACTGAAGCTGTACTGATGCGTTTCAAACTTATCCCGCGAGTCCATGAGCGTCATGCCTTCATTGCTCTGGAACTGTCGAATCAGGTCGATATTCTTCAGCAACGCTTCATACGCAGGACCACCAAGTGCGATAAGCTCGCGTAGCTTCTCCACGCTGTAGGTACGCAAATGCGCCTTGTAGACCAGCTGCGCCGCGCCGACAGTAGCGCTGTCGAACGCGGTAAGACGATCCCAGATACGCTCTACAACCGACATTCCCCATTCGTTCTCGGTCATCTTCTGCTGAAATGGCAGCGTGACGCCATCAAAGCGAATCAGGCGACTGTGATGAATGCGCCAGGCAGGAATTCCCGTTGCTGTGGTCACCACATCGTAAAACTCAGGTTTACCCAGGTCCGGCCCCATATCTTTAATGCGGCGGGTCAGTACCGGGTCGATCATCCAGCGGTCGAGCGGGAGAATCCCCTTAAACTTGCCCTTACAGATGGTTTCGGGTCGCAGCGGGGTCATTGGTGCCTGCCCCTCAATCATGATGAAACCCACCGCGCCGCCGTAGAGGCGCGACCATTTCAGCACGTCATTCAGCGCATCCCAGATTTGCAACTCATCCAGTTGTGATTCGAGAATGCCACGATCTTTTGCATCAATTTCCGAAGTGATGCGAATGCCTTTGCGGGTCATATCATCCGGGATAGCATCGACTGCTTCACCGATGATCCAGGATGAACGATAGGACCATTCCACCAGCATGCGGTTACGACTGGTGAAATTAGCCCGGTAGGTGGATGCTGAGTGCTGGTTAGGTGTCTGCATCCCTACGCGGGCAATAAAATTCTCATAACCATCAGCTGTAGCCTGCGCAGTTCGCCGCAGGGCTTGTTTGTTTCGTGCCATCAGGCCTGTCTCCCTAGCAGCTCCCAGATGTTCAGGGCTGAATTCATTGGGGCATAGTTGATCATCACCGAGTCGGCAAGGTTTGGCGACCGGGTTCCATCAGGCTGTTTATCAATAACGATTTTTCCCACACTATTAATGGAATAGGTCGGCTGCGAAAGCTCGATGATGAGTTTATCTTTGAGTGCCATGCTACTGCTGATTGAGATGATCTCGTCCGGGTTGTAAGCCATACCTTCAACCACGGCGCGCCAGGTATTCTGAAAAAGTTTACGTAACCGCCACCAGCTCTGGGCTTTGGCGTTAGCGAAGAAGTCCTTGTTCAGACGTGCGGCTTGCCCGTTGTCCCCGCGAACAGCTTCATCATCCGGATCAAATACCGCGCCACTACCTCGAAACGGTGTGGCAAGTATTGACGGTCGACGCGCAGCGTTACGCAGTTCGTTGATAGCGCGTGCATCGCCGCGAACGCCAGCGCCCAGCCCGTCCTCGTCAAAGCGAAACTCTTCGAGGTTGTCCTGTTCGCAAAAGCCGAAAACCTTCTCAACGGACTGATAAATGTCGCTGCCCACACCGGACCATTCCCGCACATTCTCCAGGAGGAAGCCATGACGGGTGGAAAAGGCATTTTTGTCCCTGCCTTCGTCGGCGACATCCATCGCGCCAAGTCGTTTGCCTGTTGGCTGGATACCCAGTTTGATATGCGCATCAACTGCAGCCTGTACCCATTCGGATGGAATCAGGACGCCTTCCGCTGATGCGCTGTAGTTCAGATCAAGTTCCTGTGCCACCACCACCGGATTATCGATTTTCTCGCATTCCCTGCGATACCACTCTTCATCCTTGCGAAGATCATCTCGCCAGTGGAATGTGAATACCGGTATCTTCCCGCCATGACGCTTCTGAGCGAACGGGTTCGCCATGCCGTTAACTGAACTCAGGTCAATACGGCAACGCGTCGTTTGTGACAACGCCGCATCAATCAGCAGAGGACGCTGAAGGAATGCAGCCTCATCAACCAGATAAAGCGTGGTACGGTCACCACGACCAATATTATCGCCAGCCTCGCCTTTGATAACGGCACCAGTTTCAGGAAACTCAACACGCATATATGGCGCGTGCTTCTTCTCGCTCCACGAACCGCGAAACTCTACAGGTAGCGTTTCCACGAACTTGCGCGCCTTCCAGAACAATGCTTTCGGGTCACCAGTGCTGTCGACGTATTCCTCTTTACGGGAGCCGAAACCGATAACCATTTCTTTGTTGAAGAGACAAAGCGAGCAGGCCAGTCCGATCGCGGTCCAACTGAGCCCCATTTCACGGGATTTTTCGGTAATACCATTCTCCCGATTGCTCCAGCGTTCCATAATCCAGTGGATCCACTCCTCCTGCTTAGGGAAGAGTAAAAACGGAATGGTCACCGGCAGGCCATAATCAATATTACGCGGGTCCGTTGTCATGCCCCAGTCGATGATGAACTGAGCCGGATTAGTTCGGTAAAACTGTTTTAGTGCAGGCAATATTTCAGGATTCTGGCGAATGCGCTGTAGGCGTTCCATCCGCCATTCAAAAACCATCTGGTAATCAGGATGTTTAAAATCGAAGGGGAATGGTAACGGCATACTTAGCCCATTATTTTTCTATACGCCTCTGCAGCCTGCTCCGGCGTTAAGTTGGTAATTTCTGTTCTGACTGGTCCTCCATCAGCGCCAGTCACTTCATTTTTGACGTTGTCTTTAAACGCCTGAACAGAAACATGACGCCCAAGCAACTCAAGGTTTTTAACCTTATCAGGCCATTTGATTTTCTTCAGAAGTGCGGCGCTATCTGCGGATACCATCTCCACGACATCCATTCCTGATAGCGTTGTGCGCCATACCTTAGGCCAGTCTTTAATGGGCTTTAGCTCACCGTTTTGCAGGAGAATGTCGAGCACATCCATCTGGTCGATTTCAATAAGGCGATTAAGTACATATTCTGCATTAATACCAACAAGATCATTGCGTTGCGCTTTCAGTTCGGCGATTCTTAACTTGATGTCAGGTTTTGACAGGTTTTCGGATGCGGTACGGTTAGCTGTCTTTGCGCTGTACCCCGCCCGAATAGCCGCTTGCGTGGCGTTTAAATCGATGAGGTACTCGCGACAGAACATCTCTTGTTTGTCGGTGAGTGCCATGACAAAGTCTCAATTGGATTGAAAATGAGTGATTTATTACTAATTAAAAACTGGTTAATTGACCATCATGCACTATCGATTTTCTTTGGGTTTTTATCGGCTGGGGTATGGATCAAATCAGCAACAGCCAAAGTCAAAACAGGTAGAAGCACCGTTGTAGCAATTACATTTGATGATCCCAAAAAAAATGTAGATCTTCACGAATTTTTCTTAACTGCGCGGTTACAGTCTAAATATAACTCATATGCAGCTTTCGCTGCTGCTGTAACTGTGATTTTGCAAATGGCTGGCTATTAGAAAACCTTAACCAGGATATTATTTACCTTTATCAATATCAGTTAACGGCTCAAAGTGTAATGGTTCCACATTCTCCTAATGGAGTTATTTACTCGCCCGTCTCGGTAGCCAGCTGCATAAAGCCATTAACCAGCTCAGGCTGACGTCGTGACGTCTTGCCCGTAAAGGTTTCGCCTGTTTGGGTTTGGTAGATGTCGGACATTGAGAGCCTCTTTATCTGCTTGTGGGGATATATGGTTAATTATCCTCTGTAGGGGATACTGCCATCACAATGGGGAGAATCATCGTAATGGCAATAAAAACCGCCCATAGGCAGTTAATCTGAAAGACCAAATTTCTTTTTTGCGTAGGATTTTAGAAGCTCTACACCAACATCTTTCAATACCGATAATGGTTGATCGCTAATTGTTTTTAGCTTCTTAAAAACATCCTTTTGTTGAAGGGTTTCTGCAAACTCTTGGCCTGATGACGTGAGTCTTACATTGGCTGGCCATTCACGGATTTCATTAAGCCCAATAGTAAGTCCTAATTTCTTAGGATCGCCTATTTCTAGAAAATGGTTACTGATATAACCTCTCTCAATCAATTGGTAGTAATGAAAGAGTCCTTTATCGCTGCTTATTTCGTATCCAGCTTTTTTAAGGTCATTAGCTGATATCAATGGTCCGCCAGCCTTAATAAAGACCCCTAACATTCCCTTCAAGTATTCCAGATCGGTCTGCATAAATTACCTCCATCCTGAGAAATAGAGATAATATTACCCTTAAAATTCTTCATTAACACTAATTTGAACACTGCTCTTTGATGTAGTCCTGCAAGTAGCCGACCTGCTTCGTCACTGTGACGATTCGCTCTCTGAGGGGGAAATAATCCCGTTCAGCGGAGTCAGTAAGTCCGGGGCTGGAAGCATCGCCCAAGCTGCCGGTGCCGGTCTTTCCGCTCGCTGGACATCGGGCATTGAAGTGCAGCCCACACTTGCCAGTGCGAACACAACGCTGCAGATCATCAAGCTGCTTTTTCGCATCAGCTAGTTCTCCGGTGTATTTAGCATCGAGTGCATCAGCATCACGCTGGCGCTGCTGCATGTCAGTAATTGCCGCGTTCGCCAGCTTCAGTTCTCTGGCATTTTTGTCGCGCTGGGCTTTGTAGGTAATGGCGTTATCACGGTAATGATTAACAGCCCATGACAGGCAGACGATGATGCAGATAACCAAAGCGGAGATAATCGCGGTGACTCTGCTCATACCTCAATCTCTCTGACCGTTCCGCCAGCTTTTTTAAATCGGGCAATCAGGTCACCGATTTTATGTTCATACTGACCGTAACCTGCACCAGGTAACGACGCCCAGATATTGCTGCAACGGTCGATTGCCTGACGAATACTGCCGCGGTCAATCATCGGTAAAGCACCACGTTCTTGAATCTGCTGCAGAGCTACAGCGTCCTGACTTTCTGGAGAAAAATCTTTCAGGCCAAGCTGTTTACGGTAAGCATCCCACCAGCGTGAAAGAAGCTGGTAACGTCCGGCGGCTGTTGATTTGAGTTTGGGGTTTAGCGTGACAAGTTTGCGGGGGTGATCGGAGTAATCAGTGAACAGTTCGCCACCAACAATAACATCATAACCGTGGTTACGTGTCGGTTGTCGCCCGTTATCCGTTCCTTCTGACCATGCCACCATATCCAGGAAAGCTTTACGCTGTGAATTTAGTGCCTGCATAAATTACTCCTTCGATCTACCAAATTTGTTACCGATTACTCGCATTGCAGCCCCACGAATAGCATCGACACCGATCAGCCCCACGCCACCACCAATGGCAACAGAAAGCGATTTAGGCCATCCAACATACTCAAGAGCGGATGCAAAGGTCAGCGTCAGAGCGCCACATAGCAAAATCTCGAGCGTTTTTCGCTTCCAGCCACCACCACCGCCAAAATAGGCGATGCGCAACCCAGCCATAACGATCGACATAATCACTGCGCCCAGCGGTGTGTCTCCACGCCACCAACTTTGTAAGAGTTCCAGTAAGTCAGGCCAGGAATGAGGGACATTGTGCATTTTCATAAGCCTCACCTCCGAAAGTTCGGATGGTGCTAAATGTAAGATTCAGGCTCTCTGGCTTGCTCACAAGAAGTCGAGGATGTTTCCGGAGCCTAACAACGAAAAAGCCCCGGGACATGCCAGGGCCAGATGGAGTACCAGATTAAGCTTCTGGCGGTATATCCTCGTGTTTGATATCGTTAAATCGCCAAAAGTAACCATATCAATTAAAGGAGTATATATGGCTAGTTTTACTGTCCGCGTTGAGCTTGTGGGTGCATCATCCGATGACTACGCTCGCCTTCATGAGGCGATGGAATCCCGAAGATACTTTCGCGAAATTCAAGATGGAGCAGGAAACTGGTTTTATCTTCCAGACGCTGAGTACACAGCCGAAAAAAACGCATCTGCTCGCGCAGTCCGAGAAGAAGTTGTAGCCATCGCTGGGACAATAAAAAAGAACCCTCGGGTGCTAGTCACTCAAGCGGCAGATCGCTCATGGCATTTAATCAAGAAGTGAGTTTTGATCGCCATTAACGGGTATTCCGTTCCCGCTACGCCCCTCACCAACCTCAGGGGCGCTTTCATAGCGCTCCATCGCAATAAACGCGGCAGCGATGCAATGCCCCAAATTTTCAAAATCATCCACCCCCGGGTTAGCCCGAGCCACAATGAACTGACCCAGTGTGATTTTGGCCTGAGATCGGGAATCAGAAGATAATTCATAAAATTTCATGGGTGTTCTCCAGAAACAACAAAACCCGCTCAATGGCGGGTTCTGGTAAAGTTCATGCGCTTGGTTCGCCTCGCGATACAGCTTTGCGAAGCGTACCGGGATTGAAGCAGTTTATGTGCAAAAATGCAAGAACTTTTTTAAAGCTGCATCAACCTTTCCACCAGTTTATCTCTGCGAACAACAAACCAACCATTGGCTCTCGCCAGTTCCAGCCATGACTCAAGGGAAATAACAATATCATCATCCCGTAACTGAATTGTGGAAACAGTGACACCGCCTCTCTGATAACAGAGAACTCGCGTGTCGTAACTTTTCTGGCATGAAACTGGCGTTGACGGATCCTTTTGACTGAAATAGCAGTCTTCCAGTTTTTCGAACACATCCCATGCCTGATCGGTTTCGAGCATTTTGGCGTGGCGTGCTGCGCCTCGTTCTGTCCAGAGGATGAGGGAGCGGGCTTTGGGTGAAACTGGATTTTGTGAGTAGTTTAAAGCGACCCGCAATTCTTTAAGGTCATTACCAACAACTTTGAAAAAGTGTTTCCCTTCAACGAAGCGTACTTTGTTCTCATGATGATTCTGGCGAATACGCACCGGCTCAGTGCCGTAAAGCTGCGCCAAAAGTTCGGTGGTAATAACAGGAATCTGGTTATGGGTGATCGGGGAGAGAGTTTCAACAGAGATTTGAGTGGTCATAACGATAACTCCGTACATTTGGACATTATCGCCACCGTCAGGTGCTAATCATCGTGGTGGCGAACTGTGCGGGGTTAGCACTACCGGGTACGGAAACCGGCGAGCCTTTCGGCTCCCCCACACAGCCCGCCATAAATCGCGAATGTGACTGTGCAAACGATATGAAAAAAAGACGCGGGCGCGTCTCATATCGCTCCGTAAACATCCGGGGTGCTAATCCCGACGCCAGATTTTGCTGGCGCGTGAGGAATATAGCCCCGGATAACAGATTGAGTCAACAGACGGTTTTTAGATCCCCGGAAGAGAATGCATCACGCATCGGTAGATAGAGCATATATTCAGCAAGATTTAGCCATACATCTACCCGACTGCAGCACGTCCGGAAACACCACTCGGGGTGTGCATCATTCAACAGTTCAGCCATTTTGCGCTTGGTCATCCCCCTCCCTTCATAGCGTTGCCGGAGAATGCAAATCAATCCTGGATGCTCTGCCAGCACCTCACTTATGACTCGATCAATACATAACGCCTCTGCATCAGTACAATGCGCCAGCCAGCTCTTTTGCTTGCCGTTGATCATCTCTCTCAAAAACGCTTCCAGCTCAGCTTTCTCTATTCCCGCTTTTTTCATTCTGCGCAGGGCTTCATTGATGGCTGTTTTCGTCAATTTTTTGGATGCCAACAACTGATTGAACATATTTCCTGACCTGCCACCGCCAATATACGACCAGCGCCCCCACATACGCAGTTTGCCCCGAATCCAGACACTTTCCAGCGTGGTGAGACGAAGGTGTTCTCCGCTTTTTCCTGTATTCGTTGGGTAAATCACAAATATCCCTCCTTTCTCCAGATTTCTTGTGTGCGAAAAACACCTTCTGCATGCATCAGGCGTAATTCTTCTTTGGTGTAATCGCTGGTTTTTACCCGCCCGTCGATTAAATCGTGGCATGAGCTACAGGCAATCGCTGCCTGCATATCGTGTGGTTTTGTCGCTGTTCCGCACGTCCCCGCCAGCCTGTAATGCGCCAGCACAGACGTTTCGGGATTGTGATTGCAGTAGCCAGGGATTCTGACCTGGCACATCTGGCCCCGCGCCGCTTTACGTAAATCCACCATTACGCAAACTCCAGCAGCTGCACGGCCACATTTTCGACTTCCTCCGGAGAGGAAAATTTACGGAACAGGATCCAGTTCCACAGCACATTCAGTACAGATTTATAAACCTGCTGAAACTCGGTTTCGTCCATGTTCGCAAATGCGATAGATTTTGCCCTGCGCCCACGACTACCATCAGGATAAATATGCTCGGTGTAAAATCCGGCCTGAATGGTTACCCACTCGCGGAAAGCGTCAAACGACTTTAGCAATGCCGTATCCCGGGTTCTGCATGTCGCAACTGTATTAAGGTATTGCTCTGCGGCATCACTCAGGGCTGGAGTGTGTTCCCGACCTACTGATTCGCACAGGTAATCAACGAAGCCTGATACCAGTTTTCGTTCGCGAGGCGTGATCGCCCCACCGACCGGAGTCCAGTAATCGAATCCCAGTTGCAGGAGTTTGAAAAAACGCTTGTGAAATGCGTAGTTACGCACACGCTTAAAGTCTGCGTGTATCCACTCACCTATTTTGATTTGATGCAAAAAATCGCAACTCTCCGGCGTCGCCGGGAGAAGTAATCCGGAAGAGGTTTGTTTGACCAGTTGTATATGCGCCATCGTAGTTCTCCGCTGGCGCAGTAGAATGGGTGTTCAGCCCGTTATGTAGTATACCAGAATTAATGCCAATACTAACATGATGCTCTGACTCGCAATTCATCCAGCAGTTTATCATTTCCCATAATGTCACTTACCCTCATCGGTAAAAAAATTGCCTTTCGACCATTACGATACATCATTGATTTTGGGGTTTCAGGGAAGTAATCCATTTCGACTATAACTGACAGGTCATCACGACGTATGACTGCGTATTTGCTACTAAATAGTCTCTTTATTTTTTCCACGATGCTTCCAGGTTTATAAGTACAAACGGTTATATCCACATAGAGACAAAAATATTAATCTGAAAAATATTTATTTCACGCCGTATATTTGATTGTTTAATGTGCAGGTACAATGACTTTTATTTTTTGTTGTGTATATAATCAAATATATGGTTATTTTTCACCCTGCGCATTCAGCGCGCAACAAAAAACCCGCCGAAGCGGGTTTAGTGCGGGTGCGTTGAGGATGCCTGACACATGAGAGGTGGCGAGGGATTTCTCCCCCGCCTGGTCTCTTACTCCTCAGATTCGTAAGCTGTGAAGACAGCAACCTCCGTCTGGCCGGTACGGATTCGTACCTCGCAGAGGTCTTTCCTCGTTACCAGTGCCGTCACTATGACGGTTAAACAGATGACGATCAGGGCGATTAACATCGCCTTTTGCTGCTTCATAGCCTGCTTCTCCTTGACCTTTCGGTCCGTAAGAGGCTAATCTCTATGTGTCGCATAGATATGGCCTCAGATTAATGTTAAGCGTCTTGCAGGACGCGTAATGTTAACTGGGGCTTTTCTCTATCTGCCGTTGGTGTTCATGCCCGAGGCAGATAGCCTCAAGCACCCGCAGCAATTCTACTTAACTCCCGTCACCTCGCCAATATGAAATCAATCAGAAAGGCGATCCATAAGAACAACAGCAAGACAATAAATTGCCATTACAGCCGCAATAGCCAGCGCACATTTCAGAACCAGCACGATGACCTCCCATATTTGACGTACACGCGCATGATTCAATATGCAGCAACCTATTTCCTGCTTCAATATAAAATCAGGTATTGTTGTATAACTATTTAACTAACTCCCTATCCCCACATCTCAGGCGCTCAACGTCTGTGTGCGGGGCGTTTTTTAATACCTTACCCCCAGCGGCAAATCGCATACACCACCAGCGCCACCGCCATTGCAATTCCTACCGTTGTGAATGCTTCAGGCCATGTCATCGTAAAACATCCTCCACACCAACCAGTCCGTTCTGCTTCAGATATTCCATCGCATTATCAGGTAGATTGCTTGATTTATTGACGCTTTTTAACGAACTGGCTAATCGCTTAACCAACATTGTTAATTCGTTAACCTGTTTTCCGGATGCTTGTGGATTGTCAGTTTACCAGAAGTGGCGGTACAGTCGGCGTTCCCACTCTTATCCTCCTGCGACGGTTTTGCTGCCAACTGACTGGCATATTTGTTAATGGTAACGATAAGCTCTTGCTCGGCCTCATCCAGACAATCACCGATACCTCGCCTGTCACCGTCAAAATCATCGAAATCGGCACGAATCCTGGCAACCTCCCGGATTGCGGACAACACTTCACCAGGAATAAGCGGAGAGTTGCCCGATAGTGCATTCTGCTCCAGTGATGCCAGTGCAATCCGTGCCAGCTCACGAATCTCACCGCCGTCTATATCGTCAATGTCATCACGGCCAGAAATGTTAGCCAGCCATTGCAGTCGCTCTTTGGTAATAGTGGTCATGTGTTACTCCTTAACCCGCTGTGCTTTCAACTGACGAGGGGAACAAAATCTTTTCTTCAAATCCGGCATTCATATCATGGACAGCAACACACCAATCCATTGACGAACGATTATCAAGAGCCTCCATGATTTCATCCATGCGGCGTATGTCATACAGGTAAATGTTTTTATCGCCAATGGTGTAAAAACCAATTTTTTTCGGTGACGGGCAGCGATCAAGAACGTTCTGTAATTCGCTCAACCATGCCTGTTCCTTTTTTGTCAAAGTTGCCATATCACTCTCCTTTGATGCGAATGCCAGCGGCAATTGAAGCCTGATAGTTAATCTCGCTCACTGCGCCACCTCCTGAAAAATCACCTGATGCCCCAGTTTCTCCGCCAGCGCCAGTTCCGCCCTCGCCCCCGCTGACTGGTACCAGTTTCTCAGCATGTAAACCGCCTCCACGCTGCGAATCATCGCCATGCAGATATCCATGTAGTGCGACTGTGTCAGCCCGTCCGGGAGCACTGCCGGGTTTAAGACGGTGTGCCCTTCCCGTTTCAGTTCCTCTTCCGCCTTGTGAAATGCTTCACGGTTAAAGTTTTCATAACCGGTCATCGGCCCTGCGACATAAACCTTCATATCGTTTTTACTGACCCTTTATTGCCCCTGTAAAACATCAAAACTCGCTGCATAACATCGCTATTCCGGCACTCGCTACAGATTATGTTCTGACGCCTGTCGTAGCGGCGTATTTCTCCGTCTGGTAATGACCAGATAAGGTCCGGATCAACTACAGATGGTTTCTTCAGATTTGCCCTTGAGAGTTTTTTACGGGCGTTTTGCCAGTCCTTACGCGCCTGTTCAGACGGGAATAACCCGTAACCAGAGTTGTATACATCGCCACTGGCAACCAACTCTCTGGCGAGAACACTCATCAGATATCTTGTCGTACCTGTCTTGGCTTCCAGTTGCCGTAACGTCTCGCGACCGCTCAGACGTACAAGTTCAACAACCTGCCCTTTAATTTTTTCCCGCTCTTCTGGTGTAAATACTTTTGCCATAAGCGCCTCCGGCAATCACTTTTCCGATGCAACACAGCGAGAAGAATCAGTAATCTGTCGAACAATATCCCGGTGCTTGTTCAGTTCCCGCAGCGCAGCACAGACTCGTTCCCACTTCTGGACATGACTTTTCGCCCGACGCAGTTCGCGGTTTGCCATATGCAGCGATGGTAAAACCAGGTCATCCGCTCGCGTTTCAGTAAACGATGGCAGCGACTGCACAATGTCCGCCACAGTTTCTGTTTTAATATCTTCCTGTGTTGCAGCCTCACGTACTGGTAACGCAACACCTGCGGGCTGAGGAAAGGCCTTACCATCAGTTTCCGCTACCGATGCTGCTTTCGGCTCTGCTGGTAAATTATCGCCCGGTATGCAGTAACGAAATTTACCGCCCTGATTTACGCGAATCAGACGACCTTTGCTGATTGCCATTGCCAGCGTTGAAGCCACTTTGCGTGATGTGGTACCAAACAATGTAGCCAGCTCATCAGCCGTTTGTGGTCCGCGTTGTTCAATCGTCGCGGTTAAATCGCACTCTGAGATTTTCGCTACTGTTGCTGTGGTGGTTTCTTCCGGCAGTTCTGCCTGCGCTGGCTGTTCCTGCTGAACGTTGTTATCAGCCACACGCCAGGTGTACGCGCTTTTATCAACAAAACCAGCCTTTTTCAGTTCCCATAGTTCGTTCAGCACTTCTTCACGACTGATATCAAGTCGCGCAGCCAGTTCTACCGACGTGGCTTTTCCCATTGCTTTCAGTGCGTCAAAAACAGTCTCCATTAAAATTTCCTCCCGGTAAAAATCACTTCGCAATTCCTGGCTGGACGACATTCGGACGCCAGCTCTCCCAGTTAAAATTCACCCATCGCCCGCCGTTCATGGTCATGCGATCCATAATCCTCTCGCCGAGCAATGTTTTCATGGCCTCATAGTTCAGGTTTGTCAGCATCCCCACGCTGCGCATCGACGCTGTCCGGCGATCAACAATCTGGTGCAGCACCACCTGCTCGTTTTTTGTCTCGCGCTGAATGCCAATTTCATCAAGAACCAGCAGATCCACTTCGCACAGCTCCCGCAAAAATTTTTCGCCTGACTGCCCGTCGTCATAGCTGGCGTGCAGGGCGCTCATAACATCAGCCACGGTAACCACAATCACTGTCTGACCGTCTTTCAGCAGGCGATTCCCGATAGCTGCCGCTAAGTGATTCTTCCCGGTACCAGGTTTTCCGCTGAACGCAAAATTTGTACACCCGGTCATCAGTTCATCGGTGATGGATTTCGCCTGGCTTAACGCGTATCGCTGGCCGTCGTTCTGCACCTGGTAATTCGCAAACGAGCATTTACGGTGCAACGGCTGGATGCCAGAGCGATTCAGAATTTTTTCCACCCGCAACTGACGATTCAGGCGGTTGATCTCCTCGCAACGTTTCTGGCCTTCAGCAAGTTGCCACTCACGCCACTCCGCAACCGTTCTGAATGGGGCGGTTACATGTGGTGGGGTCAGTCTGCGGATACGCTCCAGAACGCCGCCTGTCGCAATATTTTTCATGGTCTGTTACCCCCTGAAGCCTGGCGGGATCGCACTGTCCGGCAACGAGACGGTGTTAACCTGTCGGAGCAACGTCTCAGGCCGAACACCTTTCGGTGCGAACAAGCCCTGGTATTCATTGGCGATGCTGTGTCGAATCACCTGCTCAGGTGTAAAACCCTGCTGACGGAATTTTTCCAGTTCCCGTATCGCCCCGTTAGCGCCCTGCTCCGTTCGAATCGGTTTTCGCAATGCCTGTCTGAACCGGACCCACTCATGCCAGAGTGTTTCCGGCAACCAATCAGGCAGCTCAATAGCCTCCGGCTCGAATTTTTTAGACGCTCGTTTTTGGCGAGGGGGATTTAGGGGGAGATCAGTATTTAGATCTTCCTCTTCCTCTTCCTCTTCCTCTGGTAACGCTTTTTGATCCGTTTGTGTAACGCTGGCAGCGTTACCTTTTCGTTTCAGTTCGCGTATTTTTGTAACTCGCTCGTTTGTAACCGCCCGTTTTTTAGAGCTTTTTCCGTTATGACGTTCAAAGTTAGGTAGAGAAAGCCCAACGTCATTTTCGACCAGCCATCCAACCTGAATTAACGCATCAGCAAAACCAGCCATAAAAGTGATGCGATCTATTGCACTTTTTGTAACGCCGCGAGCGTTACAATCTGCATTACCGTCTATCATTTGTTGATCCGCCCATGCCCAGAAGCGAATAACCTTCCCTAATGCGGCATCTGGATCAATATTCAGAATCTCAGCAAGCCTGAATATTTCCGGCTTATCCGGCGTAATAACCTCGAGCTTTATCCAGTTTGAAGCCATTTGTTTTCACCTTGTAACGCTCGCAGCGTTACATTTAACTGATACCGAACAAAACAATCCGGCACGATTAATTTCAATCAATGCACTACGACAGAATCGCCGGGCGACCCACCACCGCTGAAATGTGCTTTCCGGTAAACGGCCTGGACTGCATCATCATGCGCATCAATTGCCGTACTCAACGCTTCCTGCGCCGCCAGTAATGCACGGCGCTCCAGGGTATCGAAGATGCAGATTCGGTGACGCAGCTCGCGCGGAAGAATTGCCAGAACCGCAGGGATCAGTTTCTGAATTTTTTCCCTTTGCGCTTTCGTTTCACCTTTCAACCAACGGTGATAGATATTCTGCTGATTGTTCCAGTCCTTGCCTGGTACAAGGGGCAATTCGCCGCCCCCCTGGCGCAGATATTCTTCAGTAATTGCGTTAGCGACCCACGCCTGCCCTTTTTCGGCTGCCAGGGCTAACAACACTGATTCGATGTGCTCATGCCTGATTTTCATGAATCAACCGCTCCTATGCTGTTTTCGCTATGCTTACCGCCTGGGGGGAATACATCGTCAAGTCCACAATGAGCGCCAAGCCGATTAAGGGTAGAAACAATTTTTCTGCACTCCTCTAGTCCAGGGGTACGAAAATTTGCTTCGTAATTTGCCAGTCGGCTTTGTATCCACCCTAACTGAACAGCAAGTTGTCTTTGAGACAGCCCAAGCTGTTTTCGATATGTTGAAATTTTGTTCATTGAAAACCTCCGATGACAATTTTAAACACATCTTGTGTTATATGGTCAAGCTGTTTTGTGTTTTATGTAAATCACGATTCGTGATACAAGGATGCAATGGAAAAAGAAAACGAAAAAATTGCCGCTAGTAGGCTCAATGACAAAATTGCAATGCGTCTTAAAGAGCGCAGGCAGAAGCTTGGTTTATCTCAAGGAAAACTTGCTGAAATCTGCGGATGGACGCAATCGCGTATAGGTAACTATGAGGCGGGCAGCAGAAATGTTGGAGTGCATGACGCTGTCGTATTGGGAAAGGCTCTTGGCATATCTCCTCCTGAGCTCCTCTTTGGAGAACAGGAATCTTCTGAATTGTGGTTAAATGAATCCCAACGAAAACTTCTTGAGTTGTTTAACCAGCTACCGGGCTCAGAACAACAACGAATGATTGAGCTATTTGAAGTCCGGCTAAAAGAAATCGATGAGTATGTAGAAAAATATTTGAGAGGCAGGCTTAAAGATAATCCCCCACCGGAGTAATGATCTTGCTATCACAGTAATATGCCAATCAGCCCGCTATCAGCGGGCTTTTTTTGTACCATCATCATATGACACCCACCACAAAACACATTTCGTGTTGACACAAGAAAACACATTGTGTTTAATAAGCATATCCAAACAACGCCCCACCAGAGAACGGCAGGACAATACCTCGAGTTATCCAGCCACTGAACAGGGCTAAGTAGCCAGCCTGAGGCATACGAACATGACGGCAGTTGTTGATTGATACAAAGCGCAGTAGATAAAACGTTCCGCCACCCGGCGTTAAGGGGAAAAAAGATGGTTGGTGAAGATCTGGTTGTTATTAACGGTCAATTGTGCAGCAAAGATGTGGCAGCCATGCTTATTAGCAAGGTTCTTCCAACTGTGCTGGATGTCATTGCAGAAAAAGTAAAGGCTGGTCGTCCAGACAAGGAAGTTGAAGAGGCGGCAAAAACAGTTGTTCATGCCGCTACAGAAGCAATTATTTTGAAGAGCCTAGTTTCGCCCAAGCCTTAAGTGAATCGGCGCTTTTTTTAGCATCACGTTCATTGAGTAGTGACAAAAACTCATTCTCAGCATTCTCGATTTCCGAGAAAAATTCTTGATGAGTTGTTTCTCGCTGCGATCTGATGCTGAAAGCTAAAGCAAGTAGCCAGGCTTTGTCTTTATTATCCATCGGAATACCTTATTACTGGTTGTGTGAGAACTCCAGTATACCACCGAGCCTGAAGTGGTAAAAAGACAGGCGCACAACACGAAGGCGCATTTCCGGTATTCATAAAGAGTCGGTCTTGTCTGTTAAATTTAAATGGTGGGAGTGCGCCTCCGGTTGTAAATAACGACATTGCTATGTGTAGTCTTTGGCGGCATCAGTTCTACTCCGTGGCTGCCCTGTCGCCCCTTTTTAAAGTGAATTTTGTGATGCGGTGAATGCGGCTAAGCGCACGCGGCACAGTTAAAAGCATCAGTGTTATGGGTGGATTATCCGGCGTTAATTGTTAACTGGTTAACGTCACCTGGAGGCACCAGGCACCGCATCGACAAAATTCATTTGTAAAAATGGAGATAATTATGATTGCTCATCACTTCGGAACTGATGAAATACCACGTCAGTGTGTGACCCCTGGCGATTATGTTCTTCATGAAGGTCGGACATATATCGCCTCGGCAAACAATATTAAAAAGCGAAAACTTTATATTCGTAGCCTGACTACAAAAACATGCATTTCTGACTGCATGATTAAAGTCTTCCTCGGTCGTGATGGTTTACCTGTAAAGGCGGAGTCATGGTAATGACTAAGAAAATAAAATGTGCTTATCACCTTTGCAATAAAGAAATTGAAGAAAGCAAAATCATTACAAGACCACTTCATTTCATGCGTGGAGTTATACCAACGACGGAAATGAAAAAATATTGTAGTGAAATCTGTGCCGAAAAAGACCAGATGGCACACGAACTTTAATTAACTGACTATCCGAAACTGAATTTATGCCAGCAATGGCAGGGATTCGCTCAACCTTAATTAAGGAGAAAAACATGATTACCAGTTATGAAGCCACTGTTGTTACTACTGATGACATTGTTCACGAAGTCAGCCTGGAAGGAAAGCGTATTGGCTACGTGATTAAAACAGAAAATAAAGAAGCCCCTTTCACTGTGGTTGATATCGACGGTCCATCAGGCAACGTTAAAACACTTAACGAAGGCGTCAAAAAAATGTGCCTAGTGCATATCGGAAAGAATCTGCCCGCAGAAAAAAAAGCCGAATTTCTGGCAACTCTGATTGCAATGAAATTAAAAGGGGAAATCTGAAGAAATAGCCTGCGTATGACGCAGGCTATGAACAGTGTGTATCCGGCAAGATTATTCACTGAACAAACGAATTTTAATCTGAGTTGAGGTTAAAAAACAATGAGCACCGATAAACAAGTTTACCCACTGTATTACGAAGCAAAAAATGACAAAGTAAGAAAACGTCTCGGTATTAAAGGCGGTTTTTACTGGGCTGAAGCGAAAAAATTATCCATTGCCATCTCCCGTGGTGCTGTTGCGATTGACGATGCTGGCTACGATGAAGATGACTTCAAAAAACCTGTTCGCGTCAATTTGCCCGTTGTTGATGACCTCCCGCCAGAAGGCGTATTTGATACGGAATTCTGCAACCGTTACGAAAAAGGCGGGGAAGATGGCATCACAATGGTATTTATCGCGCCCTCACCCTCTGCGCAGGGCAAACCAGCCAGCACTGACAACACCAATGTTAATGGCGAAGACATGACGGAGATTGAGGAGAATATGCTACTCCCGATTTCTGGCCAGGAGCTGCCCATTCGCTGGCTTGCTCAACACGGCAGCGAAAAACCGGTAACGCACGTTTCACGCGACGAACTCCAGGCATTACACATTGCACGGGCTGAGGAACTACCAGCTGTTACTGCCCTGGCTGTTTCCCACAAAACCAGCCTGCTCGATCCGCTGGAAATTCGCGATCTCCACAAACTGGTGCGTGATACTGACAGAGTTTTCCCTAATCCAGGCAATTCAAGCCTGGGGCTGATGACTGCTTTTTTCGAAGCATACATGGACGCAGACTACACCGATCGCGGTCTGCTGACAAAAGAGTGGATGAAAGGAAATCGTGTTTCACGCATCACGCGCACGGCTTCCGGCGCTAATGCTGGCGGCGGGAACCTCACCGATCGCGGCGAAGGTTTCGTTCACGATCTGACGTCACTGGCGCGCGACGTAGCCACTGGCGTACTGGCCCGTTCAATGGACGTGGACATTTATAACCTTCATCCGGCACACGCTAAACGTGTCGAGGAAATTATCGCTGAAAATAAACCGCCCTTTTCTGTTTTCCGCGACAAATTCATCACCATGCCTGGCGGGCTGGATTATTCCCGTGCCATCGTGGTTGCGTCCGTAAAAGAAGCACCAATTGGGATCGAGGTTATCCCCGCACACGTCACTGAATATCTGAACAAAGTACTGACTGAAACTGATCATGCCAACCCTGATCCAGAAATCGTGGATATTGCCTGCGGTCGTTCCTCTGCCCCGATGCCGCAGCGTGTAACAGAAGAAGAAAAACAGGATGATGAAGAAAAACTGCAACCATCTTGCGCAATGGCAGATGAACAGGCAACGGCTGAAACAGTGGAACCGGATGCAACTGAACATCATCAGGACACGCAGCCGCTGGATGCTCAGTCACAGGTAAATTCTGTTGATGCGAAATATCAGAAACTGCGGGCAGAACTCCATGAAGCCCGGAAAAACATTCCGCCCAAAAATCCTGTCGATGCAGACAAATTACTGGCTGCCTCTCGCGGAGAATTTGTTGAAGGGATTAGCGACCCGAACGATCCGAAATGGGTTAAGGGGATCCAGACTCGCGATTCTGTGTACCAGAACCAGCCAGAAACGGAAAAAATCAGCCCGGATGCGAAACAACCTGAGCCAGTAGTGCAACAGGAACCGGAAATAGTCTGCAATGCCTGCGGTCAGACTGGCGGGGATAACTGCCCTGACTGTGGTGCGGTGATGGGCGACGCAACATACCAGGAAACATTCGGTGAAGAGAATCAGGTTGAAGCTAAGGAAAAAGATCCGGAGGAAATGGAAGGCGCTGAACATCCGCACAATGAGAATGCTGGCAGCGATCCGCATCGCGATTGCAGTGATGAAACTGGCGAAGTCGCAGATCCCGTAATCGTAGAAGACATAGAGCCAGGTATTTATTACGGAATTTCGAATGAGAATTACCACGCGGGTCCCGGTGTCAGTAAGTCTCAGCTCGATGACATTGCTGATACTCCGGCACTGTATTTGTGGCGTAAAAATGCCCCCGTGGACACTACAAAGACAAAAACGCTCGATTTAGGAACCGCTTTCCACTGCCGGGTACTTGAACCGGAAGAATTCAGTAACCGCTTTATCGTAGCACCTGAATTTAACCGCCGTACAAACGCCGGAAAAGAAGAAGAGAAAGCGTTTCTGATGGAATGCGCAAGCACAGGAAAAACGGTTATCACTGCGGAAGAAGGCCGGAAAATTGAACTCATGTATCAAAGCGTTATGGCTTTGCCGCTGGGGCAATGGCTTGTTGAAAGCGCCGGACACGCTGAATCATCAATTTACTGGGAAGATCCGGAAACAGGAATTTTGTGTCGGTGCCGTCCGGACAAAATTATTCCTGAATTTCACTGGATCATGGACGTGAAAACCACAGCGGATATTCAACGATTCAAAACGGCTTATTACGACCACCGCTATCACGTTCAGGATGCATTCTACAGTGACGGTTATGAAGCACAGTTTGGCGTGCTGCCAACTTTCGTTTTTCTGGTTGCCAGCACAACTGTTGAATGCGGACGTTACCCGGTTGAGATTTTCATGATGGGCGAAGAAGCAAAACTGGCAGGCCAGCAGGAATATCACCGCAATCTGAGGACCCTGGCTGACTGCCTGAATACCGATGAATGGCCAGCTATTAAAACGTTATCACTGCCCCGCTGGGCTAAGGAGTATGCAAATGACTAAGCAACCACCTATCGCAAAAGCCGATCTGCAAAAAACCCAGGGAAACCGTGCACCAGCAGCAGTAAAAAATAACGACGTGATCAGCTTTATTAATCAGCCATCAATGAAAGAGCAACTGGCAGCAGCTCTCCCACGCCATATGACGGCTGAACGAATGATACGTATCGCCACCACAGAAATTCGTAAGGTTCCGGCGCTAGGAAACTGTGACACCATGAGTTTTGTCAGTGCGATCGTTCAGTGTTCACAGCTCGGCCTTGAGCCAGGTAGCGCCCTCGGCCACGCATATTTACTGCCTTTTGGTAATAAAAACGAAAAGAGCGGTAAAAAGAACGTTCAGCTAATCATTGGTTATCGCGGCATGATTGATCTGGCTCGCCGTTCTGGTCAAATCGCCAGCCTGTCAGCCCGTGTTGTCCGTGAAGGTGACGAGTTTAGTTTTGAATTTGGCCTTGATGAAAAGTTAATACACCGCCCGGGAGAAAACGAAGATGCACCAGTGACCCACGTCTATGCTGTCGCAAGACTGAAAGACGGAGGGACTCAGTTTGAAGTTATGACGCGCAAACAGATTGAACTGGTGCGCAGCCAGAGTAAGGCTGGTAATAACGGGCCATGGGTAACTCACTGGGAAGAAATGGCAAAAAAAACGGCTATTCGTCGCCTGTTTAAATACCTGCCTGTCTCAATTGAAATCCAGCGTGCAGTATCAATGGATGAAAAGGAACCACTGACAATCGATCCGGCAGACTCCTCTGTATTAACCGGGGAATACAGTGTAATCGATAATTCAGAAGAATAATTCAGCCTGGCGGTGTAATGCACCGCCAACGTGAGACAGTTTTTATGACAAAAATTATGAGATATGACGATGTTAAACCATGTCCGTTTTGTGGTTGTCCATCTGTTACGGTGAAAGCAATTTCAGGATATTACCGGGCAAAATGCAACGGATGCGAATCCCGAACTGGCTATGGTGGAAGTGAAAAAGAAGCACTCGAAAGATGGAATAAACGAACTACTGGAAATAATAATGGAGGTGTTCATGTATAAAATAACTGCCACTATTGAAAAAGAAGGTGGCACTCCTACTAACTGGACAAGATATTCAAAATCTAAATTAACGAAATCAGAATGCGAAAAAATGCTCTCAGGGAAAAAAGAAGCAGGCGTGTCCAGAGAGCAGAAAGTAAAGCTGATAAATTTTAATTGCGAGAAACTTCTGTCCTCGTGAGTTGCATTATATACAAATTAGAACTTCATAGCTGATTATTAAAAATCAACCACACCCGCCAGTATTCTGTATATTTACTGGCGGTCATATCGTAAGAGGTATGGCAATGAATCTTGTGACACTCAAAACGTGGGGAAAACTCAGATATCCGGATAACCCACCATCAATATCAACGCTGAGACGATGGGCAAGGAATGGAAACATTTATCCTGCACCTGAACTACACGGGAGGAGTTACAGGGTGGTTCCGGAAGCTTTCTATATCAACCCAAATAAGGTTGATACCGATATAACACACCATCAGCCTAATGGGCGACAAGGGAGAGACAGTCCGTTACTGGAGAAGTTAAAACATGCAGCGGAAAAAATACGATCCCAATTTGCCTAAAAACTTAACATATCGAAGGAGGGACAAAGCATATTACTGGCGCAACCCTCTGACGAAAGAAGAATTTACACTAGGTAAAATTTCAAGAAGAGATGCAGTAGCGCAGGCAATTGAAGCAAATCATTATATATACAAAAACTACTCTCCTGCTGCCTTAATTGAAAAACTAAAAGGGTTCGACTCATTTACTATGGCAGACTGGATTGAACGTTACAAAACGATTCTTATAAGGAGAAAAGTGTCCAGAAATACTTATAAAATTCGGGTAAATCAACTGGAGACAATAAAAGAAAAATTAGGAGGAGTTTTACTGACAGAAATAACCACTCGCCATATTGCCGAGTTTCTTGATTTGTGGATTGAAGGAGGGAAAAACACGATGGCAGGATCAATGCGTTCTGTGTTATCTGATATGTTCCGCGAGGCCATTGTTGAAGGACGTATATCTCAAAATCCAGTAACGCCAACAAGAGCACCGAAAATAGTAGTTACAAGAGAACGGCTGAAACTAAAGACATACAACTGCATCAGGGAGGCAGCAGATCAACTTCCGACATGGTTCCCATTAGCTATGGACTTAGCCCTTGTAACAGGACAACGTCGCGAAGACATAACAAATATGCGGTTCAGTGAGATTTATGATGATCGTCTCCACATCAGGCAAATTAAGACAGGAATGATGATTGCTATCCCCCTGTCACTCAGCCTTCCTGTCGCTGGTTTACGACTTGGTACAGTAGTTGAACAGTGCCGCATGGTAAGTAGGGGGGATTATCTAATCAGTGCCGGGATTAGAAAAAACAGCCCTGACGGCAGCATTCACCCGGACGGCCTGACAAAGAAATTTGTCGCAGCCAGAAAATTAACAGGTATCCAGTTCAGTGAAAACCCACCAACTTTTCACGAGATCAGAAGCCTGGCTGGACGATTGTACAAAGAAACATGTGGGGAAGAATTTGCTCAACGTCTACTTGGCCACACATCGGAGAAGACAACAAAAATGTATCTTGATGAGAGAGAAAAAACGTACTTACTGCTCTGATTTTAACGTAAATGGATTGTTAAATGTGTTTTGGTTGTGATATAACCAAAAAAGACCGGAATACAGAAATTCGAGTAAATTTCGAGTAATTTCGGGGAGACGTTTGCAACTAATTGATTTTAAATACAATTAAAAAAAGACCGAATACGATTCCTGTATTCGGTCCAGGGAAATGGCTCTTGGGAGAGAGCCGTGCGCTAAAAGTTGGCATTAATGCAGGCTTAGTTGCCTTGCCCTTTAAGAATAGATGACGACGCCAGGTTTTCCAGTTTGCGTGCAAAATGGTCAATAAAAAGCGTGGTGGTCATCAGCTGAAATGTTAAAAACCGCCCGTTCTGGTGAAAGAACTGAGGCGGTTTTTTTATTGGAAATCAAAAGGCTATTTTAGGTAATTAACAGAGTTTTTCAGCTCGTTCTATAAACGGTGCCAGACTCATTTTTTCGCCGGGATTGTTAGGATCATCAATCTGAATCACCGAAATGGGTTGGGCATTGGTCTTCCCACTGGCAACTTCCTTTTGTGCGATATCGTTTAAAGGATACTGCACGAGGGTACTCGGATTAATAACATACAAAGCATTACCCGGTCGGCAAGTCAGCATCACCTCTTCGCGATTAAACGCCCATTTGTCTTTACCCACTTCAAAACGACTGACGGTAATCACCTGCGGTGCAGCCAGCGCCGCTGCAGAACTGGTGAGTAACAGAAACGCCAGAATACTTTTTTTCATCAT